TGAAGCGCCGCAAGTTAACTGCCGCACCTGTTGCCACTCGACTGCGGAACTGGACGGTGATGCTCGATGGTCGTGCGCCGAGCGAGGTATTGATTTGGATGTCGGGCAACAACGTCAAGCCTGCGACCAACACCGCCACATACCGCAACTGTTAGGTCGCTTTGCCGAATTGATGGATGCATCATCAAACAATCTGCTCACGTACAAAAACAAATTAACCGGCAAAGAGTTTGAGCAGCCAGCGTACAGCAGTCAGGAAATCACAGATTGCGCCGCGAAGGAAATGCTTGGCGATAAAGTGGTGGATGAATTTAAGAAAGAGTTTGGCGCAAGCGTGTTTGATGGCATGAAAGATGATTTGCCGTGGGCAACAGTAGAAGATGTAAAACCAGTGACTAAACCAAAAAGGGGTAAGAAAAATGTCTGACACATTTGTGTACGTAGCAATCATGTTTTTTGCATTGAGCGGTGTGGTCGCATGGTCATGCCTAATCTTAATCGCGGGTCTAAGCCTCATCACTTTTTCGCAGCGCAAAAAAGATTACAAGGATTTTCAATTATGAAACGCGCTATGATTGTGTGTGCTTTACTTGCTACTGGGTGCAAGAATATGACACCCGAAACCGAACTGATCGTGGATAAGCAATCCTATACGATGAGCCGGTCAGAGATCATCACGGCAACCAATGAGTGCGAGAGCGCTGGTATGCGTGCTGTGGTGGTCAATGCTAAACGCAGAGTGGGAGAGCAATACATCCCTGTGGTGATTGACATTACTTGCGTTCCTAAATTTAAATAAGGAAAACCATGAACCTAGCTAAATTTAAGATGCACATTGAACACATTTTGATGCGTTTTAATTACATCGATCCAAACAACGATTACGTTGATGTAATGAACTACAGGCACATCCCTATCGTTTATAACGCTGAACAAGCGCGCAGAATGGAAGATGCTCGCCAATACCTACGTAGCCGCAAAAAGTATTACATTGAGCAACGCGGTGGATGGGTGCCGACAAAGGCAGCAGAAACCGATGTGCGTAAGACGTGGAATCAGTACCTTGTCACGCAAGGTAAACCGATGATGCGCGTAGCAAAGTAATCTTTAAATTTTGGGGAAAAACAATGAGCATCACAGCAATGAAAAAGGCGCTTGATGCGTTGGAAAGCAGCAAACAAACGCATCACTACTGCGAAGATACTTGGTATTCATGCCCAAAACATGAAGATGGATGCGCCAATGATGCAGAAGGTGATGAGTGCAACTGTGGGGCAGATCAAGCAAATGCAGTAATTGACTCAGCCATCACATCCCTACGCCAAGCCATCGCAGAGGCAGAGAAGAAAGACAACGGGAAACTCAAAGTCACGCTACAAGATACTCCGACAGAAATTGAGCTAACGCAGTACAAACGCATGTTTGAGTCTGCATGTTCGGCGCTTGGCGCTATTGGCGATGCCCTTGGCGTTGACCCAGAAGAAGGCGGCGCAGAGCCAATCCTTGCCGCTATTGCCGAATTGAAACTCACATCCCCACCACAACGCCAGCCGCTAACGGATGAGCAGGTGCGGGAAATTTCCAAAAAATATGCACTCGGTCTTGCATTTCCATACGACAGCAAAACGACACCAGAGATGTTTGCCAGAGCCATCGAAGCCGCCCACGGCATAAAGGAGAAAAACGGTGGATAAGAAAAAATCCCATCCGTTTTCAGATCGCGGTTATCCGTGGTGGGTCGTGTTCTACAACTCTGCGCTTGATCTTCCAATCCGTTGGCAGGAAAGTCCGCGACGAATACGCGAGTTTGGCGAACCCGAACGGCGCGAAGATGAGAAAGTGTGTTCTAACTGCCGCAAACCCAAAAAAGCACACGAATTTGCAAAGTTGGTTACAGGCGCGCTAAATTCGTGGTGCATCAAATGTAAAACAGAAATAGAGCAAACCCGACGCAAGAGGCCCAAAAATGTCTACAGAGGAATTTGATACGTTTAGGCACAACCAATACGTACGTCAAAAGCGTGTGTTGATTGAATATATGCAAGTTAAAATTGAACAAGAAGATTGGCACGGCGTAGCCGATGCCGCGATGGATATTCGAGAAATGGAAGCAAAATACAAAAGGGGCAACAATGTATAGCGATTGGTTTCATTACGCGCAGCATCCAGTACGCAACGGTGTCTACCAAATACAGGTCGGCAAAGTGGACTATGAAAATCAGTGGTTCCGCAAGTTTGCCGATGGGTTTTGGTACAGCGGTGCAGAAACACCACAAGAAGCGGCAAAAGAAACAAAGGTGCTAGGCACGCGCTGTGCGCCTGATGAATATTGGCGTGGAGTGACTAAACGTGGCAAATAAACCTGACATGGTAAATAAACCACCGCACTACACGATGGGGCGGTTTGAAGTGATTGACGTGCTTGAAGATTGGGCACCTGATGACCCCCACATTTGGACAACGCTAAAGTATTTGGCGCGCTATAAGCACAAAGGCAACCCGTTGCAGGATTTGGAAAAGGCGCGCTGGTATCTTGATCGCAAGATTGCGCAACTTAAAAAAAATAGCCCCGACAAGCGGGGCTAAAAGTTCAGAGGAAGAAGTCCGCAAGGGGAGACGGACGGTTAAAGTATAGCAGATCAGGACAAATATAGGGCGCGCTCGGTGTTACGGCGCGTAACTAGCCCTTTCAACACTTTGCCGCCAGCCTTTGTGTATAGCAGGAACGCATCTGCTGCGCCCTCAAAATCGCCGCGATTGTGGCGCATACGGATGCTGCTGCGCTGTAGCGTACCTAGCCCAAAATTGAAGCTAATGCTAACCAGTGCGTCAAACCGCCCTTGAGTAAGCCCAGTAGGGCACATTCGAGCCACACCGCGCTCAAAGCGATCAAGATCGGAGCTAAGTATTTCATCTACTTCTTTCATTGTTAAAACACGATTCCAAGCGTCAGGCAACGTTTTACCATCGCCGATAAGGTGCCCGACACCCACCGTCCACAAGCCGATTGCGTCTTGATAAGGCTTGGTTCTTACGCCTTCGTGGTGCTTGATTGCGTCAAACGCACGCTGACTAACTTTCACTTTTTGCCAAATGCCTGCGTACCGAACCAAAACGCAACGACGCTAGCCCAAATAATCTGCGTTTCGTCATCCCACAACTGATCCATTGCCACTTGAAAATCTACGCCTGTTTTCCAAGCGTAGTAAAAGCCAAAACAATCGACAAACACTAACAGTGCAAACATACCGAATGTGATCGCAGGACGCACGATAGCGCGGGCGTTTATCACCCACTGGCTCGCCCCCTGCCCAATGGCTATGTCGTGGGCGTAAAGCGCTTGACGCTCTTGTACGGCGGTCTGAGCATTGGTGACTTCTGCTTGAATCTGCACCTGCTCGGTTTGAATGTGGGCGATGCGTTCCTCAATCTCAAGTCCAGCCTTCTTTAACTCAAGCTCACGCTGAATCTGTAGCTGCGCTAACTCGATCTCATGTTTCTTATCCTGACGATCTTGAAAGAAATTAAGAATTGATGGAAGACCGCCTGAGAGAAAACTGATAACGGTTGAGAATAAAGTTAGCATCATTTACTCCTTTGGCGTTCTTCCATAAGTTTTACCCGCACTTGCAGGTCGTGGATGTCTTTATAGATTTCTTCTTTAACTTTGTGCCGCGCCTCGGCTGAGATTGGACTATCTGTCGGGGTGCCAGCAGGGGTAATGAGCGCTGGCATCTGCCCCTCAATCTTGGTCAGGCGGGTCGAAAACTCTGAAACCTGCCCAAGCAACCAAGCGAGAGCCGCGACAACGATTGGGATGACAGCTTTTAGGACATCTTGCCAATTCATTACATCACCTCAATCAAGACGATCATTTTAAGAAATTAAGCAGCGTCATCATTAAAGTGATACAAAATCCAGCCATGCTAACAATCATGGCACCGGCGCAAGCAATCATAATTTGTTCTAACCGTTTAAGCCGAGCATTGACCGCGCGCATTTGCGTTTCAATGCCCTCATAGCGCAAAGAACACAAGTCCTCATGCGCATCGATCTGCTTTTTAACGGCTTGAACGGTGATAGTCATTATGCGGCAACGTAGTTAGGATCGTGAGGCCAATCCACCACAATCGCAGCCTGTAAAGATGGCACATCAGTGGCGGCGTTGATGGCGGTCACAGTGTTTGCAGCAGTGGTACGCACAGCAGCGCGCCATGCCGACCAGTTAACAGGGATTGGAGACTGCGTCTCATATGCCTTAGTCACCATCCAATCAGTCGGCAACAACAAGCTATACGCTGCTGCGTTAGTGCTTGAAGCCCACTGTTTTTTCAAACCGTCCAAGTCTTTCGGCGTATTGGTATAGGTACGCACAGCGCCGTTAAGCGTGCTGCTTACCCAATAAAAACGGTCATCTTCTGGGCTATTAGCGTCAGTGACTTCCTCTAGTCCAAGAGCAGCCTTTTGCTCACTCGATGAGAATTGCAACCAGTTTGGCGGGTACTGAGTGCCGTCAATGGTGAAGGCATTGCCTTCTACGAAATATTGGTCAGGTGCTTTGTAATACATGGTTACTCCTTAACGAGCCAAACTATACTTAAAGG